CTTGTTGAGACTTAGCTTGTTCTTGTGCCATTTGTTGTTGCTGCTGCATCTCTTGCTGTTTTTGTTGAGTTTGTTTATCCTCAGAAGCTTTAAGAGCATTATTAAGCTCAGCAATTGAATCAGACTGAACAATCTTACCTAAATCATAAATGGATGCGCCTGTAGTATTATTTTGCATAGCCATTCCTTTTAACTGCTCAAGAACAGATCTATGGTTTGCCGTAGTGCTACAGAAGATATTAAGATCTCTCATTAAAAGATCTGTACCATTAATCTCAAAATTAACTTTTTCATCTGCTGATGTAGTATATGTTAATCTTGCTGATGGTTTAGTAGAGTTATAATACTGAGCTAAGTCAGTTCTCATCTGATGTACCCTTGGCATTAAGTAATCACAGTGTTGAATAAAGAATACTTCTGTTTGAGCATATGATGCTGCAGTAGCTTGTTCAATACCAGTAGCAGTCATTTGAGATAACTGCTGACCCATTCTTTGTTGATTAACACCAATTACTTCATAAGCCTGTTGCTTAAAGTGATTAGCCAACTGAATCCTAGACATTAATCTTTCTGTCTGAGATAGATCTAGTTTTTGGAAATGCTGGAAGTTTAATGAGTTCTCAGTATTTGTAATAGATGTATCTAATGGTAACATCTGGAAGTTCTTCATTGCAACATATGCCTTAGCATAGTTTCCTTTACCCCAATCTTCACCAAGAGAGTGCTTAGGTAAAGTATTCTGATCTAACATGATAATGGTACCAAGTTCATCTACAAGGATATCTGCAATCTGATTATTTACAATATTGTATCCAATCTGATATGGCTTCATTAAATCTATTAAAGCTGTAGACTTTGTATTTCTATCTGAGAATACTGCTCCTTCTACAGGAAGCTTACATCCATATAAACTTTGGTCTCCTTTAAACTGAAATCTTAATGGTCCAATTTTGTTTCTTTGAATACCAATATAAATAGGAGAGAATCCACCCGGATTATTCATACCCCAGAATGAAGGAATATTTGGTCCAATTTTAATTCCTCCCCATACCTCATTAATCCAGATCCAATCAATGTGTTCTCCAAATACTAAATTATCTTTTGTCTTATTCTTAAATAATCTAGTATCATAAACTGGTTTATCTGTTACCTGATAGTCTTCTGTGACTACTTCATTGGTTACTTCACCTTCTTCTGTAATTTTAGTAAGATGCCCCACTTTTCTTTGAGACTTCCAGTATGCTTGAGTTACTCTAAGTAAGTATGCAGTACCTTGGTCAAAGTAATCTTCTCCCTGAGAAAGAATTTGATTTATAATATCACCACCATCAGTAATTGAATTTGCTCTAGCTGTAGTATATTGTCTATATGCAAGAGAAGGCATATTAACATTCCATTCATGAGATTTTGTTCCATCATAGTATGTACCGTCATTTTGATATCCACCAACTATATAACCACCTGATCTAATAGGATAGACTGCTTCTAAAGCTTTTAATTGCTCTTCACTCATGATATATCCAAACTTGTCAATTACATCTGACACAGTGAACATATCTATTTTACCTACCCAGTTACCTTGAGAGATATATCTAGCATCCGGAGACTTGTGATAGAAAGTAACTACAGGATTCCATAGTTCTACTTCATAATCATCTTCCATCATATTAAAGTGCCAGAACTCTCTATCTGTAATAAGCATGTCTCTAAAACCTCTTTCCTCTAGCTCATCAATTTTAAACTTCTCCACATCTACTTTATGTTGATGAGAAGCCCATTGCTCTATCATTGATCTATAGTCTTTCTTAAAGAAAGCTTCTATCTCTGGAAGTGTTTTAAGATTTTCTGGTGATGTTTGTTGCTGTGCTTCTGGAGAATCTGGATCTAATCCTTGTTCTAATAAAGCTGTAACAATTTTCATTTGAGCATCTGCCAAAAGAGTTTCTTCTACCATCTTTCTTTTTTCCTCTAGCATCTCATTATATGAGAACTCATCCATTGCTCTATATGTAAGCTTTGTAGATCTTTTAGCAAATTCAGCTACTAAGACATTAATAACATTTGGAATAATAGGGTAGAACTTTAATTCTAATGCTGTTGCTTCTTCTCTTGTAAGTAATTCTACAATGTCTTTGTATTCATTATTCTCTTCAATGATGTAGTCTGTTCTATCTATAATACCTTTTGCAAGCTTATAGTTTTTCATTAGTCTTCTCGCATTTCTTCTGATTTGCTTAAGACCATTCCATTCTAACCAGTCTAAGTTCCAAGCAGCCCATTCTTCATCCTTATCTTTTTTAGATAAGAACTGCAAAGGTTGGGTAACACTACCCATCCTGTTTTGATCTACCTTAGCTCCTTTCTTTAACTGTAATGCGTTATATACCTGCATAGTTACTTTATATTTTTAAATGGGGATTTTTTAAACACTGACCCATTTGTTAATCTACCGTTGTTACCCATATGCCTAAATGGGCTACTATTTAATTTAAACAAATTTTCTGACTTTTGCAAGTTTTTAGCTGCATCATCCATAACAGTTCTTTTAGCATATCCTCTATTTGATTGTTGAATTCTCATGAAAGCAACCAATGCTGTAAATGCTACAAGTCTATCTACGTTGAGTCCTTCCACATATTCTTGCATCTCTTTGATTAACATGGGATCTGGAATTCTTTCTATTCCATATTTAGTTCTTACTATTGTTCCATCTGGTTTTGTTTCTGTATCTAGCTCTTCTTTGCAATACTCAATAACATAACTAAGCATGTGAGCTTTAAATAAGTTACCCGTATTTCTCCAACCATACTCCTGGTAAACGTTAGTATTTGCACCAAGATCTTTAAGGAACATAATCTGTCCTTTTGGCACAAGATATCTTTGTTTCTTTCTAGATATCATATATTGTATAAACAAAGACACGTTACTTTCTATAAGTGCCCAAGCATTATACCATTCTATTATTAGTTCTAATCTCTGGTGAGTTTTATTAATATCATCAAATCTACCACACCATGCAGCTACTATTCTATCTTGTTCTAAGTAAGTCTCTGTTTCTATACCAGTTACTTTAGTTACTTCTACTGGTGCTTTCATCACATATATAGAACATAGTGATTCTGAGGTAGTTGTTTTACCTTCTGACACGGGGTCAATAGATGCATAATACTGACCAAAAGTTGGGTCTTTAATTGGTCTTTCCCAAACAACTAGTGTTCCTGTTTTATCTTCTAGTTTTTTAGACACAGGGAATTGCATGATAGGAAGCTTGTTTGTTTCCTTTACTGCAGGTTTACCATTCTCATCATAGAATATATCTAGGAATTCATAAGCGTATTCTTTCTCTTCTATTCTTCTTTGCTGTGCAGCTACTAAGTGTGGAGGGAATACAGATACTGATCTATGTGCAAATGCTTCCTCAATATTTCTAGGGTGCTGTGATATCCTTAACTGATAATCTTCCGGAGATAATTCTTTCTTCCATTTTTCAAATTGCTCTTCCAGGGCAATCAAAGCTTCTTCTACTTGTGAGTTACCATAGTGATCTATATGTGGAGGCATAGACCATTGCTCAGGAATAAACAAACCTGAGAGACCTTCTGTTGCTTTACTGTCTATTAAATTAGTTTCTACAGCATAAATATCTTTTGAAGTAGGATTCAGGATCATATCCTTAAGAGGATTACACTGAGATAAATCTCCCACTGAACCTGCAGCTATAAACATACCTGTAGTAATTAAACCAGATCTCATTGCTGGTCTCATATACTCATATGTCTGATCCATCTTAGGAGCAATACCTGCCTCTTCATGGAAGAAGAACTTTACTGGACCCCCTACACCATTTGTTGGATCTTTCTCAAATGACATGCCTTGCATAGTTCCTTTGAGACCAACCTCATTCTTTCTATCTCCTTTTCTAACTTCTATCTTCTGTTGCCACATCATTACTTTGTGTGGAGTCATTGGTCTATACCAAGCAGTATGTTCATTTAAGAATGCAGCATATTCATCTAAGAATTTCCAAGAGCCTTTCTCATTAATATAGTCTTTAAGACTTGCTCCTATCTTTAATGTGACCCCAGATTCAAACCAAATTTGATTTAAAAGCTTAGCCATATGAAAGTAAGAAGAGGCTATCTGACGTTTCTTAAGAATAGCTACATGCTTATAGTTGAGTTCTGCCAATAATTCATAGATGGCCATGTGATACTGTGCATCCCGTATTTTGGCAAAGTCAAAAATTTGCTGTTCTTTATCAAATATTGGTAGGAAGTTAAGCCACATGTAGTAGTCTCTAGTAAGGTACCATATGTTGTTTCCTGATTTATAGATAACTCCTCTCCTACATCTGAGTTTTTGTTCATCCCAGTAATTGATAAAATCTTTGGATTTAAACGGAGAGTCACAGTAATATCCGTTCTGTCTGAACTTTCTGGATTCAGAATTAAATAATAAGCTAGTTTCATCAAAGTTATATTTACCTGGTTCTTTAAATATGTCTCTTAAAAACTTGGCAAACTCTTCTCTTGAAGAAAAGTCTGTAACAGTCCAAGTTCCATTATCATAGGTTGGTATGTTTTCAAATATCTCCATTACTGATCATATGCCATTCCAATCCCACCTCTTACTCTACTAGATTGTTCTTCCTGTAGATCTTTATATGCACCTTTAAATGATGCCCTAATTGCCTCATAGTTTTTAGCAGCATTTACTAAAGCTGTGATATTACCATCACGCCCGTGTGTGATAGGTGTAGTTTCCATATATCTACCTAATCTATCTAACATGGATGCAATTCCTTTGTATGCTCTGGATGTAGGAGTTTCAAACATTCTCTGACAGAACTGCAAGGCTATGTATATATCTTCATCTTCAGTAGAGAAGTCTGCTTCTATTTGATCTAGAATTAAAGACTCTTTATCTAAATCCGGAGTATAAAAGAATGGATTTAGATCTGGGTTAGGACAAGTCATGTAAAATAAATACTGATATATCTTGATATAATTATCGGGATAGTTATCCATAACTACCTTAAGAGCCT